AGAAAACGTGTCCAACTCAGTTTAGAAGGACATAGTACAGCCGGTCCAATAGGTAGTTATGTTTACCATGCTCTGGCGGCAAGCCCCCAGGTTAAAGATGTGGATGTCGACAGTCCATCTCCCGGAAAGGTCGATGTCACAGTGCTGTCCACACAAGGCAAAGGCGTGCCTTCAAATGCGCTGCTGGATGAGGTTTTTCAGACTTTAAACGCTGACGAAGTTCGGCCTTTGACGGACGAGTTAACAGTCAAAGCCTGCCGAATCATAAACTATGACGTGCATGCAAAACTGTATTTATACGAAGGCCCCGATGCAGAGGTCGTGAAAGAAGCCTCGGTGAATGCAGTGAATGATTATGTTCGCGACCATCACCTGCTCGGTAACGACATTACCTTATCTGGGCTATACGCTGCTTTGCATCAGCCAGGTATACAACGCGTTGAACTCATTACGCCGACACACACTATTCATGTGGCCAATCAAGAGGCGGCTTGGTGTCAATCGATTGAGGTGATACTAGGGGGTGTGGATGAATGAGTCTTTATTGCCTTTCAATTCAACACAAGCTGAGCGAAACCTTTCGCTAGTAATGAAGCGAAGCAGCAATCTACCAGTCAATATCAACCATTTATGGAACCCGTTTCGCTGCCCTGAAAACTTATTGCCTTGGTTGGCATGGTCGCTGTCCGTCGACAATTGGAATAGTGCATGGCCAACGCCTGTTAAGCGACAGCAAATCGCCAATAGCATCGAAATTCATCGCCGCAAAGGCACTGTGTCAGCGGTGAAAAAAGCGATGGCCGTGTTCGGTGTTCAAGTTGAGTTAAGCGAATGGTTCGAGACAAAAAGCACACCGCATACTTTTTCGGTGATGGCGTGGGCTGGTGACAACTTTCGGGATGATCACGAACCGGTGTTGACCGAAGCCTATTACGGTGCATTGAAGCGTGCCATTGATTACTCAAAGCCAGTCCGAAGTCATTACGATTTTAAAGTCGGTGTTTTGTTTGGTAGCGACTTTGGTATTGGCGTAGTTCAACAATCCTTCGCAATAAAACGGGTAGATGGCGAGTTCATTTACATGGGAGCCGGGCTAGATGGTGACCTCAATATTGGAGGCATTAATCAAGGCCATTCGGTTACAAGAATTAGTATGGAGCTGTAATGAGTTCAGCATTTAAACCTGTTATTACACAAGCAGGCATCACTGCCGTGTTTAACGCGACAAACTCAGGGCTCGAAGCCAACATCGTAGCGGTTGCTTTGGGTGATCTGGGTTGGGATCCAACTGCGAGTGCAACAAAGTTAAAGCGGGAAAAACGCCGCGTTCCTGTTGGCAATGGTGATCAGATATCACCTAACCAAATCCACATTACGGCGATTGAGGATGGTACTCAAGCCGGATATTGGGTGCGAGAAGTTGGTTTCTATCTCGAAGATGGAACATTGCTGGCGATTTGGAGTCATCCGACTCAACCGCTCGCGTATAAGGCGCCGGGTGTCGATTTACTACTGGCCTTTGATATTGTGTTAAGCGCGTTACCAGTCAACAGTATTAATGTGATCGGTAATGGAACGGTAAACCTTGCACCGGCCACCACGACCAAGCTGGGTGTGGTTCGATTTTCAACGGACAGTGAAGCAACCGCTGGTAGCATCAATAACGAAGTGATCACGCCACGCGGTGTGAGGCTGCATGGAGACGCTCGGTATGCTCGAAAATCTCACCGGCACCCTTGGAGTGAGATCGATGGTAAACCGTCAGCTTATCCACCTTCATCGCATCGGCATACCTGGTCTCAGATTGATAGCAAGCCTAAGACCTATCCACCCTCGTCGCATAATCATGACGACCGCTATTTGCGCCTAGTAAATGCTCCCAGAGCAGTTTATGTCGATGTGAGATCAACAGGGAATACCTCAACTGCCAGTACAGCACTTAATTGGGCATTGGCGATTCATCCAAGCAGTGGTTTTAGAGATAACGACCATATTCAGGTTCGCTATAAAAATCGTTATGTGCGAGGTACAGGAAATGGTAGTGCCTGGTGGACCGATGAATACACAACCACATTTGTTAAAGCAGGAGCATGGCGAGCGATCGCCACAAGCACCAATGGTTTCTGGGGGTAATACATGAAAGTCATAGTCGTATTTAATAAATTCACTGACGAATACATCGGTATTACTTATGCCACTGATGACATGAAGTTAGATGAGGCTGCCTGCTGCGATATTCACTTCAAGTACAAAACGGTC